AGGGCTTTAAGATAATTGCTGCTGGTAGGCGTTTTGGTAAGAGTAGGTTAGCTGCTTGGACACTTCTTATTGAAGCGTTGAAGAGTAAACATAAGGATGTGTTTTATGTAGCTCCCACTTACCAACAAGCTAAAGACATTATGTGGGGTGTTCTTAAAGAATTGGGGCATGAGGTTATCTCTTCTGCCCATGAGAATACTTCAGTGTTGACTTTAGTGAATGGTAGGAAGATTTACTTGAAGGGGGCTGATAGACCAGATACCCTTCGTGGTGTTGGTTTAGCCTACTTAGTAATTGATGAATACGCAGATATTAAGCCTAATGTATGGGAGCAAATCCTTAGACCAGCGTTAGCAGATGTACAGGGTGGTGCTATGTTTATTGGTACACCCAAAGGTAGAAATCACTTCTACGAGTTATACAAGTTTGCAGAGAGTGGGAAAGATTCACAATGGAGTGCGTTTCACTACACTTCTTATGACAATCCACTTATCCCTGCTACAGAGATTGAAGCAGCTAAAGCCTCAATGTCTAGCTTTGCTTTTAGACAAGAGTTTATGTCTAGCTTTGAAGCAGCAAGTAGGGATATATTTAAAGAAACTTGGATTAGCATAGATGAAGATGAACCTAAAGATGGTAGGTTCTACATAGCAGTTGACTTAGCTGGCTTTATTAATGTTGATAAAGAAAGTGGCAGTAAGAATAAGAAGCTAGACGAGACAGCTATTGCAGTTGTTAAAGTGCATGAAGGTGGTTGGTGGGTTGCAGATATACTTCATGGTAGATGGGATATTAAAGAGACTTGCGCTCAGATTATGAGGGCAGTTATACGTTATGAGCCTACAGCAGTCGGTATTGAGAAGGGTAGTTTAAAGAACGCTGCACTACCATACCTTTCTGATATGATGCGTAGTAACAATCGTTATTTTAGAATTGACGATGTAACACATGGCAACCAAAAGAAAACAGATAGGATTGTCTGGGCTTTACAAGGTAGGTTTGAACATGGGAAAGTTAAACTCAATTATGGCACTTGGAATAATGAGTTCATTGACCAGTTGTTAAACTTCCCAAATGCAATGTTGCATGATGACTTAATTGATGCTTTGGCATACATTGACCAAGTTCAAGTGGTGGATTACTTCCAAGACTATGAGCAAGATGAATATGAAGTATTAGACGAAATCTCAGGATATTAAATGGCAAATGACTTAGTAACGTGGGTAACTGAATACACCGATGAATGGAAAGACAATCGGGATGACAACTACCTAGAGAGCTGGAAGAAGTATGAACGCTTATGGCGTGGAGTATGGGATTCTAGCGAGAAGATGCGAGAGAGTGAACGTAGTAAAATCATCTCCCCTGCTTTACAGCAAGCTATTGAGAATCATGCTTCTGAGATTGAAGAGGCTATTTTCGGACAAGGTGGGAACTTCTTTACCATAGAAGATGATATGCAAGACACATCTAAACAAGATGTTGAGTATATCCAAGCCTATATGAAAGAGCAATTCAAAAAGAATAAGATTCGCAAGGCTATAGGGGATGTGGTTTTACTAGGTGCTATTTATGGTACTGGTATTGGTGAAGTGGTAACTAAAGAGGTTACAGAGCTAACCCCTGCTACACAACCTATTCCTAACACAGATTCTATGGCTGTTGGTACAGTTGAGAAGAAACGAGTCTTAGTTGGCTTAAACCCTATTTCTCCACAGAACTTTATCATTGACCCTAATGCTAAATCTATTGATGAAGCTATGGGTGTTGCAGTTGAAGAGTTTGTCTCTGCTCACACTATTGCTCAGAAAGTGAAAGAGGGCATCTATCGTGAAACAGATTTAGGAGATGACTCTACTTCTGATGATGACTTAGAACCTTCTTGGATTGACCAACAATTTGATGATGATAAAATTCACATCTTACGCTATTATGGATTAGTTCCTCGTCATTTGTTAGAAAACATTGACTCAGAAGAACCAGTTGAGGAATTATTCCCAGAGGGTACTTCAGAACTAACAGAAGAGTATGGGGATTTAGTAGAGGCTGTGGTTGTAATCGCTAATGGACAATGGCTACTCAAAGCAGAAGCCACTCCTTACATGATGAAAGACCGCCCTATTATCGCTTATCAGGATGATACAGTGCCTAACCGCTTTTGGGGTCGTGGTGTAGCTGAAAAAGGCTTTAATATGCAGATGGCGATTGATGCCCAACTGCGTAGCCATTTAGATGGTTTAGCCCTTACTACTGTACCAATGATGGCTATGGATGCAACTCGCCTACCTCGAGGTAGTAAATTTGAAGTAAGACCAGGTAAAACTATCCTCACTAATGGTAATCCTGCTGAAATCTTACAAGCCTTTAAATTTGGTCAAACGGATGGTTCTAATGTTACTACAGCACAAGAATTTGAACGTATGTTGTTACAAGCAACAGGCACAGCAGACACTTCATCTAGTCAAGCACAACCAATTGGCGGTGAAATCTCTATTCAACTCGCCTCAGTTATCAAGAAAAACAAACGAACCCTTGTAAACTTCCAAGATAGCTTCTTAATTCCTTTTGTGGAGAAGAGTGCTTGGCGTTTCATGCAGTTTGACCCAGAGAATTTCCCTGCTAAAGACTTCACTTTTGTACCAAGTTCTACTCTTGGTATGATGGCTAGAGAAGTAGAGCAACTACAATTCATCAATTTGATGAAAACTCTTGGTCCAGATAGTCCTTTAATGCCTATTTTGATGAAGGGCGTTATCACTAATAGCTCTTTACCTAATAAAGAAGAGTTGTTAGTACAATTAGAGCAGTCACAACAGCCAAATCCAGAGCAACAACAGATGCAACAGATGCAAATACAGATGGAAGTGGCAAAAGCGCAAGCAGAACTACAAAAAGTGGCTTCTGAAGTGGAAGTTAATAAATCTGTAGCTACTAAAAACATGGTGGATGCTCAAACTAAGCCTGAAGAAGTTAGAGCGAAGATTATGACTGCTGCTTCTACCAATTTACCAAATGAAGACGACAAAATTGCTGCTGAGTTTGACCGTCGCATCAAAGTAGCAGAACTTATGCTCAAAGAAAGTGATATGGACAATAATGCAAAGATAGTACAACTTCAAATGGATAATCGTGTTAAGAATTCTGGAAATGTAAATGAGTAAAATCCGTACAGAGCAGATTATTTTAGCAGAAAAGGCTTATAAAAAGAAGCATAAAGAGAAAATAAAAGAGCAAATGAAAGAGTGGCGAGCTAAAAACAAAGAAAGTATTACTGAGTACAATAAAGAGTGGAAAACAAAGCAACCAAATTATCATACTAATAGGCATTTACAATTAAGTTATGGGATTTCTTTAGATGAATACAATAACTTATTAAAAACCCAAGATTATAAATGTTTAGGATGTGGTGTACACTCAAATGATGCTTTACGTGGTAAATTATTTGTTGACCATTGCCACAATACTAATAAAGTACGAGGTTTATTATGCCAAAAATGTAATACAGCATTAGGTATGGTAGATGACAATATAGACACATTGACAAGTTTGATTCACTATTTAAATAGGGAATAAAATGTCAATTTTAGAGGAAGTTGTTAAATTTGGCAATTTAGGGGTGGAAGATGTAATTGTTAGGTCAATTATGCGCCCTATAAACACTTTAAAAAACAGGGTTGATACTCTGACATCAAAACTTGATGAAATCGCCTTAAAAGCTCAGGAAAGACCCTTACAGGGCATTCAGGGTGAAAAAGGACAAGATGGTGCTAATGGAAAGGATGGTAAAGATGGCTTGCAAGGGAAACAAGGCGAAAAAGGGCAAGATGGGAAGCAAGGGAAAAACGGGAAAGATGGTTTAGATGGTAAAGATGGAGAACAAGGTGTCTCGGTTGTTGATGTAGATATTGCTTTAGATAACCATTTAGTAGTTACACTATCTAATGGTGTAGAGATTGATGCTGGTTTTATTGGTGGTTATGACTCTAATGATATTTATATTTCTACCTCTCCACAATCTGAGGGTGGTGGAGGTACTGGCTCTACTGTAGTAAAAGGAACTGCATCAATAGACTTTGGTGATAAATCCACTGATGTTGCTTTAGATGTTTCCTCACTAGGAATTACAGCAGATAACTTAGTGCAAGCATGGGTTTCCCCTGCTACAACTGTTAACAATACAGCAGATAATCACTGGGTTGATGATATTCATGTAGTTGTAGGGAACGTACAAGCAGGAGTAGGATTTACAATATATGCGTCATGTAAGACAGGATTTGCACATGGCGTTTATAATATTGGTTGGGTTTATAATTAGGAGTATTTATGTCAGTTAGTTTAATCGGAAAAGATGGAACAAATATTTTAGCGTCAGGTAATCAACTACCCGTATTTACAGGGGATTCAGCTACCCCTGCTAATGTAGGTTCAGTTCGCCTGATGTGTGAGAACGATGCAGGTGAGAAAACAGGTGAGGCTTACCTAAAATCTCCTGAAGTATCTCAAGATTTTCGTATGCGTGTTGGTGTGGATACGATGTTATTCACAGATACATTTAATGCTACTACTCAAAACACAGGCAACTGGAAACACTCATTTGCGACAATGACTATGACGCAATCGTCAGGCTTCTTAAATGTCAATGCGGCAGGTACTTCAACAGCATCAGGCAACTATGCATACTTACAATCGTGGCGTTACTTTCCATTACAGGGTACTGCTCCGCTGGCTGTAGAATTCACAGGACAATTTACTGCTCTACCGATTGCTAACCAAGTATTCCAAGTAGGTCTTGGTGTTGCTACAGGGGCGGCAGAACCTGTTGATGGTGTATGGTTTGAATTAACTAGTGCAGGTTTATATGGTGTTCAACGCTACAGTTCAGGAGTAGCCGTAAAGACAGAACTAGTATCTGCCACAAACCTTTCTTCTCTACCTCTGAACACTAACGCCAAGTATGTTGTGATTATTGGTGAGCGTGAATTAGAGTGGTGGATTGATGACGTTCTATACGCAGAATCTGATATTCCTAACGCTAATGGTCAACCGTTCATGACCACTTCGCTACCTTTATTCATTCAGCAATACAACTCTGCTCTAGTTGGTTCTTCACCAAACATGATTGTTAAGATTGGTGATGTATCTGTTACTTTGATGGACATTGCTACACAGATGTCATGGGAGAATCAGATGTCCTCTTGTGGTCTTGGTATGCAAGGTTTGAATGGTGGCACAATGGGTTCACCTCAAGTGCAATGGTCTAACACGGCATTACCTACTGCGGCTGCTGCAACTAACACTACTGCGGCTTTAGGTGCTTTCTTAGGCGGTATATTCTTAATGAACGCACCTGTGACTTCTGCAACTGATGTGATTGTGGCTAGTTATCAAAACCCTGTTGGTGGTGTAAACCAAACTCCACGAACAATGAAACTTCGTGGCATTAAGATTGACTGCGTTAATACGGTTGCGGCAGTAGCTACAACAGCATCAACTTTTGCCGTAGCTTTGGCATGGGGTGGCACAGCAGTATCTTTAGCAACAGCGGAAACAGGCTCATTCGTAAACAACACAGCAAAGAATAGACGCATACAACCATTGGGCGTTATCTCATTCCCTGTAGGTGCGGCAGTAGGTTCTGTTGCTACTCCATTACAGTTTAACTTTGAAGCCCCTATCATTATTAATCCAGGTGAGTTCGTTCAAGTTGTTGTTAAGATTCTAGTTGGTACTGCTACGGCTACTGAAGTATTCCAGTGGATTGTTTCACCTAACTTGTATCATGAATAATAATTATTAGAAAGCACTTGACAAATCCTAAAAAGTATGTTATACTGATTTTATAGTAACATAAAATAAGGATAAAGTCAAGTGACTCCTGAATTAAAACAGTATTATGAAGACAGATTTACAATGATGGCTACAAGAGGTTGGGTAGATTTACTAGAAGATACTCAAGGAATGTTTGATAGCTATAATAAAGTTACAAGTATCACAGATAACCTAGAGTTTAGAAAAGGTCAACTGGATATTTTACAATGGATACTCTCCTTAAAGCAGGTTTCAGAACAGGCTTATGAGGAGTTACAAGAATGAAGAAACTTTTTGAGTTTAAGTGCCGAGAGTGTGAAGATACATTTGAGGAATACACTGAGTACAAGAAAGAATCTCATTGCCCTTCATGTGGAACTTTGGCTGATAAAATTATATCAGCACCCAGAGTTAGCTTAGAGGGTATTACAGGTGCTTTTCCAGGTGCTAGTTGGGCATGGGAGAAAAAGCATAAACTACCAACTAACAAAGAAACTGAGTAGCCACTCTTAGTTCCTTTTCCAAAATGCTTAAATGCACGGAGACAATGATATGGCAGGTTTATTAGATGACGTTTTAGTAGAAGATACAACAACCGATAGTTTGATGGATATACAAGAACCTGAAGAGGTTGTAGTAGAAGAAGAACTACCAGAGAAATATCGTGGTAAGACAGCAAAAGACATTGCTAAAATGCACCAAGATGCTGAGAAGCTAATTGGAAAACAGGGTAGCGAGGTAGGTGAATTACGACGAGTTGTTGATGATTTTATTAAGACACAAACAGCTAAAGAACACAAGACAGAAGAGACATTAGCAGATGATGACTTCTTTGTTGAACCTAAGAATGCTGTAAAGAAAGCAATTGATAACCACCCTGCAATTAAAGAGGCTCAACAGGCTTCTATACAAATGCGGAGAGCTGAAACCCTTTCTAAATTAGAAAGCCAGTTCCCTAATTTTATGGAAACCGTACAAGACCCAGACTTTGCAGATTGGATTAAAGGTTCACGAGTGAGAACAGAACTCTTTACCCGAGCAGAGACACAGTTTGACTATGATTCAGCTCAAGAGTTATTAGCCACTTGGCAAGAGAAGAAAGAGTTTACTAAGAAAGTAACAGAGACTTCTAAACTTGACCGTGAGAAACAACTTAAAGCGGCGGACATTGGAACAACTGGTACATCCGAACAAGTCTCTAAAAAGAAATATCGTCGGAGCGATATTATTAAACTTATGCAAACAGACCCAGACCGATATGATGCTATGTCAAGCGAAATCATGGCAGCCTACCGAGAAGGGCGAGTGATTTAATTATTTTATAAAAGGAATTTATTATGGCTTTAGGAACAAATAACACCACCATTAGCTCAGTTGCTAATTTTATCCCAGAGATTTGGAGTGATGAAATTATTGCAACTTACAAGAAAAACCTTGTAGTAGCTAACCTATTTAAGAAAATGTCTATGACAGGTAAGAAGGGTGATACTATTCACATCCCTTCACCAAGTCGTGGTTCAGCTTCTT